GTTCCGTCATTTCCATTCCAGGAAACTCCTGGCTCCCAGCCTTCTGCGTGTTTTCTTTTTGGTTTTCGTGAAGATTCGATATCTTGCTGAACCGCAAGTATCTTATTAAGTTCCTCACTCACTTTGCGCACCCGCATTCGTTCCTGCGATGCCTAGACATCGTGTGTGGTCGTACCTGATGGCCCTTCTCTGAGAGCCACCTGCAGATCGCAACGATCATGATGGATTCGTCTTTCATTGCTTCAGACATTGCCTGCTGCTCGTCTTTCCCAAGCTTCTTATAGGCAATTCCAGCGCCGCAGAGTGGACCCTTCTTTGCCGAGTCCGCCCGCATTTGATTAACCATTTCTTGTACGGACATCTGTACCTCCATTTATATGCACGCGGTGACTACCACGCGTTCAGCCAGCATAACACTTATACGGAAAGTTTTCAACATAGATGTGGAAATCCCCCCGCCTAAGCGGGGGGATTCCTTGCTACTTCGAGAAGAGTCTCGACAAGAGGCTCTTCTTAGCCTTTGGCTTCGCCGCCTTTGGCGCTGCCTTCTTAGCCTTTGGCGCTACCTTTTTAGCAGGCTTCTTTGCCTTGGTGCTTGCTGCCATTTCACATACTCCTTGCTACGTCGGCTATTTGCCGCGTAACGGAGTATATCACGGCTTGCGGGTGTCGTCCAACTCGTCTGGATCGTAGGCTTCGTTGGCAAGGCTTCCTGCAAGCTCGTCAGCAATGCCGTCCCCGTCCGTGTCGATGGCGGAGCCAGCAATGTGGGCCGTGGAGGCCTTATCTGCGGCAACGGCCTTAGCCTTGCCGACGCCAAACTTGCCGTCTTCTGGGTTTAGGGCGCGGACAATGACCTGCAGGCAGGCAGCAAGGCCAGCCGAAATAACCGTCCTAAAGTCCCCGCCGCTAATGTCGAGAAGCGGGATTCCAAGGCCAAGGGCTACCGCGATCGAGGTCGCGATAAAGGCACGGGCTGCCTCAAGGAGCATCTCGTCAATTCCGGTGTTGTCTTTAATCCAAACAAGAGCGCTCTTAATCATTTAATATCTCCTACTACTTCTCGATGATGATGACGTGCTTGAAGGGCGGAGCGTTGTGCTCGCCCGACACGCGCTTTGAGTCCGCAATAGCCTTGAGCTGCGCCTCTGTCACATTGACGCCGAATTGCTCCTTGCCCTTGCCTGATCGCGTTGGGCATGCCCACATCCAGCCCTCAACAGGGTCCCAGGCGGCTGCAGTCATGTGCCCATAGCCGCTGGTGATATGGGTCTTGTCCTTCTTGGACCAGTACCTTGCCCAGCCAGCGTGCCAGGCGCTTACCTCAACCTCTTTTGGGTAGCCGATTGGCTGCTGGACCCAAACAATCAGGGATGCGCCCTTCTTGCAGCTGTTCACAACGTCGGTCCAGTCCTTGGCCCATCTGGCCTTTGCGCCAAGCACTTTAGCCGTCTTTATAAGGTCGCCAAGCGAAGACCCGTTATCCGAGACCCCCTGCTTGTCCTTATGCCCGGTCGCCTTCTCCTTGGCGGCAATTCCCTGCGCCGCAGAGAAATCCTTTCCAGGGGCGTACTGGAATACCCACGATACCGCTGCGGCAACGCTTGAGGGGCCGCAATCGTCAAGAATGCCACCCTTTTCCTCATGGTCAAGCTGAGACTTTACCTTGAACTTCATGAAAACCCCCTAACTAGAACCTCATTTGAGGTAATGTCATTTTACCAGGGAGTATGGGCTGTTTCTAGCCTTCAAGTTCTGCGACACGAGCCTCAAGAGCTTCAATTTTTACAATAGCCTTCTGAAGGGAGACCATCGCCAGCATATATACATTATGCCAATTTACCGTCTCAACATCGCCAGAATCCGATTCTGGCGTATTAATTGCATCTGGAAAAGTGCCAATAAGGTCGTCAATCAGCAGGCCGTGTTGGATTTCGCTATCAACATGGTGAAGATCTGGCCACTGAGATCGCATTGCATCAGCATCCCACTTGAATTTTACAAAATTTAGAGACTTAAATACATCAATTTCTAGAGGCGTACTTGCAATTTCCTTTTTGAACCTTGCCCACGAGGTCCCTGTTGAACGCCTAATTTGATGACCCCCAGTAATGGCAACCCACATTGCCATGTTGTTAATTTGACCAGTTCCGCTTGTTGTTCCAAGCGCGCTTGCCTGAAGTGTTCCAACCGTAGTGGTGTCAGGAATAACCACTGAGCCGCCAACAATGTTGTTGTCGATAGTTAAGGTTGTGCCGTCATGATCAATTGTGGCTAGGATGCTATTTGCTTCAGTTCTAAAAGTAAGAGCTGGATCCTCTGCTCCGAGTGCGTCAATAAAAACGTCCGCACCGTTTGCAATGATGTTCCCATTTGAAGTGAAGTTCGCAGAAGTAGTGACAGTCCCAGTGCTGTCAACTGAAAAAACAGTACCTGGAGACCCCCCTGCAGTCCCGTTAAATACCTGAAACGTTCCATCGGAGGTAAACCCGAATCGTGCGGTGAAGGCAGTTGCGGTAGGCGCACCCTCGTCGTAGTGCCCAGCGCGAAATGCCGTCCCAGCATTCACGGCAATTTCTCCGTATGTATTATTTTGATTTGCAAGGATAGATGGCTTCGTTCCGGAGTTGGCAACAATAAGGTTATTAAGTGTTGCGCCCGTTGCCGTCATTAACCCAGCGCTGCTCACCCTGAATGGAGCAGATGAAGCGGTTGCATTCCCCGCAAAAAACGGGAATGTTCCTGGCGCCATTCCAACCGAGTTTCCAGAAGAACCGGCGGTCAGCGAGGACGCATTGATGGTAAATCCGCCGATTGTTCCGCCACTAGCAGTTATTGAGCCAGTAAAAGTTCCGGAGGTTGCAGTAATTGCCCCGCTGATTGTAGCGCTTGTTGCTGTTATGGCCCCCGTATTACTTACCGTAAAGTTTGTGGATGTTATTGCATTTGTCCCACTGTTGACCAGAGAAGCCCCATATGGGGAGACCTCTGTTTCGGCAACAGTTGCACTAGTTCCTACGGTGTAGGAGAACTTGGTGGCGGTTGGGGCTGGGCTCGCAAGGATTGTAAATGTCCCGTCAAATGGAGCGCCGATATTTGTTATCTTTACGCTATTTCCTGAGGAGTACCCGTGAGAAATTGTTGTCGTAAGCGTTGCCGTTGTTCCCGATTGCGCCTTGAAGGATACGTCTCTAAGGTTTCCAGCTCCAAACCTTGAGTCAATGACAAGCGCGCCCGACTTTATAACAGAGGCATCTAGCCCGGCAGCAGAGATAAGGCCCGCGGTGATGCTGTTGGCAACAATATCAGATGAGCCAACTGCGTTAACCCACGTTGATCCGTCAGACCTTCTTAGGCCAGGCGGCGTACCGCCAAGATGGTAAACAAATGTTCCGGATGGATATGACGCGCTTGGAATCGTTGGCAGTGTTGCAGAACTAATAATTTCAATAGCCTTAAGACTTGCTGCCAATTTTTCTGCGGTGATTGATCCGTCCGCAACCGTAACTGTCGGCTCATTCGGTGCAATCGGTTCAGTTGTTTCGCTAAAATCACTGGCGGTTAAGTCCGATGATAAGGATCTAACTTTATACCTATACTGAAGAGAAGCAACAAGGCCGGAATCATTAACGTATGTGGCTTTTGTGTTTTGAACCGTTCTAAATTCGGTGAATAGGTAATAAACATATCCCTCCGCGCTGGTGGAGGCTATGGTGCCACTAGTAACAGATGAATACGTAAAGCTTGTTGTAGTTGTGCTGGAAACAGTCCACTGGCCCTCAAGGCCGCTAAGGCTTGTCTGGGTTGGATCAAGATCAACCCTGATCGTATCTCCGTTTACCAGACCGTGCGCTGCCGAGGTCGTAACAGTGACAGTTGAGCCGGATCTTGAGACTTCTGATATTACCTTGAAGATTGCATCCTGTCGCTGCACTTCAAACGATGAAAGCTTCTTGTTAATTTCCTTCCCCTCGTCAAACGACCACGCAAGCGAGATCATCTTGTCGTTGGAAGAAACCGTAAGGTCAGAAGGGCTGTCTGGAATGTCTGGAACTGGATTTACTGCCTCTAGTTCTTTTATCTTCTCGCTTAGTCTGATGAACGCGCTTCTCTGCAGCCTTACGTCGCCACCAACAGTGATGGTATATACAATGTCCATGCCGACCATCTCTGCCGCAACCGACTTGACAATGAGTGGCTTGGCAACCCCAAGGGTTTCCCAGATAAATGGAATAATTTGTCCGACTTCTGGGACTGGATACTCGTTGCCGTCTGCGTCCCACGGGCGCATTTTAAACGTGTACGACTCTATTGGCAGGCCGTTTTCTTTCCAATACCCAGCTGCCGAAAGCTCTGCGTCTGCAAGTGTTTCCACTCGGTCGTCTGTAATTGCTGCTTCAACAATTTTTCCGTTTGTTGCCCAGACACCAGGAACAAAGTCGTAGTCAACGTACTGAACCGGATTTCCGCTTATGTCTGTAAGCGCAACCTTGTTGCCGCTTGAGTCTTTTGTCCTAAATACCGCATAGAGATGGAGCCTGTTTGCTGTGTTGCCTGACTCTACTGGGCTTGTTGGAATTTCCATTTCATAAATAGGAACCGCGTAGCTAGTAGGATCTTCAGTCTCACCATACCCAAGCGATCCAGTAAGCTCGATTGCGCTCCAGTCGGTGAATGCGGCCGACCCAGTCTGAGAGCTGGTGCATTGACCCTCCAGTCCAAAGTATGCTGCATTTGCAGGGGCCTGTATAATTTTCCAAATTCTGTGCCATGTCTGTAGTGGGTCTCCAGGAATATTTCCAAGTTGGTCTGAATGTATCTGCGTCCCCGAAGAGTTGTACCAAAGAACGTACGCCCCGAGCCTGCCCTGATGTGCGCTTACCTTGCCACGAACTGAAAAAAAGTACTTTTTCCCAGGAACAGTTGTTGGCCTGCTGGCTGAATCTGTTGTTATAGTTGTGTTTGATGTGCTTGAAAGAACGCTATACCCAGCCCCGTACGGGCCACTAGTGGATGCCTGGAGGGTAAACCCGGATGCGGTTGTCCATCCGTTTAAATTGCCATCATAAAGGCCGTTAACCACCAGCTCTTTTGGTGTTTTCGGGCCATAGTGAAGTCTGGTTGAGTAGTTTCCAGATCCATCTATTGACCCCTTATCAACCCAGTACTCTGCGCCCGTCTTCTCGGAAATGTAATCGAGTATCTGCCTAATGGTCCTGCCGCCGTATTGCTCTGCGTTTGGCGTATCGCTTTCCTGGAAATATGGACTGAACCGATATTGCGTGTCAACGGCCTGCACATAGCTTGAAATATTGAGCCCAATATCTGTTACCCACGAGCTATCGAACAGGCCCCCAAAGACAGAAATTGGATAAAGCCACGACCTGACATTATCTGGGCCTATACCAATCCTCCAGTTTGCCCCGGCAACGGTATAGATCTCGCCGTCGGACCATCCCCTTGCAGATGATGTCGTCAGCGCAGTCGGTGACTCGACCGTACTGTATGACTGGATGATTGCAGCGCCTCCAGAGGTTAAATATGAATTTGTTGTAGTCGCAGAACCGTCTTCTCCAGTTTTTGCGTATCTAATCGTTGTGGAAGACGGAACGCTTGTAATTATTGCAAAATCTTCTTGACCGACAGAAAATCCAGGAGTTTGAGGTATTGTGACAATAATTGGGTCCCCGGCAGACAGCCCGTGAGCCGTTGCCGTAGTGATTTCGACAACGTTAGAGGTTCTGCTTGCAGCAGTAATTGCTATAGAACCAGTCAGTACGTTAAGCGTTTTTGCAAGATATTCAGTTGTGCTAGATCCAGTTCCAGCAGTTTTTGTTACGTAAATCCTTACGCTGTTTGCTGATCCCGGGCTTTTCCATTTTACTTTTAGCTTTTGAGTACCTGTGCCAGCAGTAAGAGCAAGAGATGAAACCTTAGTGACTGGTCCGTACTGTGGCGTCGATCCGTCTCTTCCGGTGAGCGTAGAGCTTCTTGCCTGAGCTCTGACTTCATATGTTCCATCAGAAAGGCTGCCCCCAGTAGATTCAGATAGAAGCGAGAGTCCGTCAATTTGACCGACAAGCTGCGGGAGAGAGGCTGCCGATGTGTACGTCGTAGTTCCGCCATAAATGATGTCAATATCCCTAGAGTCTCTCGGGGCGTAGTAATCAGCAACGATGTGCTCTTCAAGGATTGCTGTATTGTCCGCGCACTCAACGGTCTGGACAATTGTGCTGCCCTCGCGCTGACTTGACACGCGGGTGATGATCCCAGCGAAAAGCAATGTGTCTGGGTTTGTAGATGTATCGATGATCCTGACTTCTGCGCGGTTTGGTATTTCAATGAGGAACGACTCGTCAAGAATCGCAGCGTTTAGCCTGTCTGTGAATGTGGCCCCCGAATAGCTGCTAATCGTGTTCTGAGACTTCGGGAGAATGGTCCAAACAGGAATATTTGCGTTGGCGCTTGTTCCTTCGCTGTTAGACTCCCAGGTTAGGCTCTCGTAGTTAACGCGGTGGCTAATGTCATAGAAGGCTGGCGTCTGTCCCTCGTACTTCAGCTTGACGTAAATCCTTACCGTTGCCACTTATATTCTCCCTACGCCGGACGACCTCAATAGCGATCGCTGTGCCCTTGAGACCTCTTCCGCCAGCTTGCGAATATCCTGATCGTTTCTTACAGTTGGGTTGTTAATAATAACACTTGCATTGACGGCGCCGCCTGACGAGTGGCCAGCGGCAGATATTCCGTTGATTGGACGGTATGTCCTTGGGAATACCCTCGCCACGCCAAATGGGGTCACTTGCATAACCTCTGTTCCAGCCTCTCCTACCTTAAACGTACCAGGACCCATGACTGTGCCGCCGCTTGCCATTCCGGCAACTGGGTTTTTATTTCCGTAAGGGAAGAATATTTGATCGATGGCTTTCTTCCCCGCATTGAATTGCTTCATGACGGCAATTGGGTCATTTGTTTTCTGTGACCTTGTAAATAGGTCGTACATATTTCCACCGTAGCTGAAAGAGGCCAGGGCTCTAGAAATTGCCATTGGCCACCCAACCTGCTGGGAGAAGGTAAGATTTTTTGGCATTTGCGCGTTCTGCAGGACCTTCATCATGTTGGCGAAGCGGATCGCAACGTTCTTCTTTTGAGCGTCGGCTACTGCCTTTTTCATTGCCGCAATTTCTGCTGGGTCCATACCCCAACCGCGCCAATTGTCGCCTGCTCTTCCTCCCGGCATTGTCGACCAGTCACCAGGCGGGCGAGATGGTCCAGGCGGGGCATCAGTACCTGGATCTTCTTCTTCGGTCCCGTCACTCTTGCCATCGCCAACATCCTTGATTGCCTTCGCAAGCTGCTTTATCTTCTTAAGGAGTTTTTCAAGCTTGTTTCCAAGCTTTTCAAACTTGTCAATAATTGTGTCCCATGTTCCAAGGAACGAATCACCAAATTCAGCAGCATCTGCATCAAGGTTAGCGTCAAGAACTCCCATTTCTTCCCATGAGGCGGTGTACAGCTCTTTAATCTTTTCAATTGCTTCTGATCCTGAAATTTTACCAGCCTCAAGGAGTGCCATGATTTTTGCCATGCCCTCCTGGAACTTCATCCTAAGCGCCTCAAACTTTTCATCTATCTCTTTCAAGCCATCCTTTACCGGAGTGCTCATCATGGCTTCATCAAGAGCAATTTGCTTCCTTTCAAGTGATGCCTTCTTGACGGCCTCTGTTTTAGCCTCTTCTGCCTCCCTCATTCTTGCCGCAGCTTCTAGCGGGTCAATAGACGCGTCATACTGAGACAGTCTTGCCATCTCAATATTTCTATTTGCCTCTCGAAGCGACTTTTCAATCTCAAGCAGGCGGTTTTTCTTTTCTTGCTCCTCGATTTCTTTTCTAAGAGCAAGCAGGTTCCACGTAGTTCCCTCAACTATTACTTCCTGGGTCGCAAGGAATGCATCTTTGGCCTTTTCAAGCTCCTCTGCAAACTTCTTCTCAAAGACGGCCATGATCCTATTTTGAAGCGCAGACTGAACCAGGCCGAATCTTGTTTGTAGCCAGCTAAGCTTGTTGTTTGCTGCCTCTAGGGCGGTGTTAAGCCCTTCCACCTCTCCTGCCGTCCCGCCAATGAGTAGGTTGAACGCCGCAGCGGCATCCCCAGACATTCCGAATTTAGTAGAAAGTGTTTGAAGCAGCTGATTAAGCTGGTCAACGCTTGTAATAGTACCTTGCTGAACAATTGAGTTAATAATATCTGCCTGCGCAAACAATTGAGCTTTTTCGTAGAGCTCTTTATTCGCCACTTGTCCAGTTTTTCCATATATTGGCGCAGTTCCCGTCGGCGCCTCATTCATAAACTTGTTTTCATAGTATTTTTGAACTGCTGGCTTAAGCATGTCAAGCGCTTCAAGCGGTTTAGTAAGATCTGAAATCTGTAGACCGGAAGCAATTTGCCTTATTGCAGATTCTGGGGTAAGCGTGTCTTCGCCGGTAGCGGATTTTAATGCAGCGGCAACATCTTCCACCGTAACCATTATTTGGTCAGAAATAGATCCAAACTCTTGAAATGTTAGCTTATTATCTTTTAGGGCGTTGTTCCATAGTTGTGTCTTTATATCTGCTTCAGTAAGGTCTTGAACAATCTCTGATGTTTCTTGCTTAATTCCTATCAATGTTGCAAGCGCGTCGCCAAGTCCAGAGCCCAAAAGCCCGCCACCAATTGCTCCAACTAGTGTTCCGACAGGCCCAAAGATTGAGCCAGCAGCAGCACCTCCAAGTGCGCCGCCGAGGAATCCACCGCCGCCCCTCATTACGGCCCTTGTTGGATCTACGCCAGCAGCAAGATCTGCACCGACCCCAAGAAGAGAGAAAAAACCACCAATTTTGCCCATCGACTTCAAGCCGCTTGTAAGTACGCCCTTACCAATCTGGAGCCCGCTAAGGCCACTTGCAGCTCTTGCGTTTAGGCCAAGGCCCTGGGCTGCAGTGGCCCTGAACCGAGCCGCGGCCGTTCCGGCAACTCCAAGTTTTGCCCACTGACTTCCAGCAAATGCGGGGCCAGAGAAGAACGTTCCGCCAGCCGCTACGCTTGCAAGGGCCTGCGGGAGTCTTGCAATCGCCCCAACAAACTTCTGAACTCCTGAAAGGAACCCCTTTGCGCCAGCAACGAGTCCGCTTGCTGCAATCTTTGTATCTTTTGCCGCATCGGCCATTCTTACGCCAACTGCAGTTCCAGATGTTGATGCGGTAATTTTTGCCGTATTAATGCTGGCTTTTACAATTGCACCCAGCTCACCACCACGAGCAACTGCAGCCTTTGCCTCAGAGGCATTCTTTGCTGTTCCAACAATGGATTTTAGCTTGTCAGCAAATACCGCAAGTGCATTGTCTCCCTGAGCCCTTGTAAGCGCACGGCTGGCCACGGCCCTTTCGATAACCGACTTGGCCGCCGTGGTTTGCGCCCTGACAACCCCAGCAACGCTTTTTGCCTTTTGGGTTGACTTGAAGGCCTGCTGGAACATGTCCTGCCTTGCAACAGTTCCGCCCATTCCCGCGGTTGCCCCGCCGATAAATCTTTGATAGCTGCCAAGCAATCCACCACTTGCAGCCTTTATCATATTTCCTTGAGGATCAAACTTTGGACCAGACCCAAGCACGAGACCCTTGGCAAGCTTACCGGCAAACACTGCAGCAAGGGCGACGCCAGCAATATTTGAAACAACCGGCACCTTATTAAGCGCTTCAAGTATCAAGTTTAATACCTTCAGGAACGCATTGAGCACAGGAAGCGCAAGGTTAATGGTGCTTATGAGTGTCGCAGAGAACACCCCGGACATACCTTTTGCAACCTCCGCAAGAAGCGGAAGGATGTTTGATCTTATGTTTGCAACGATGCCTTGCATTGGGCCAACAAACTCATTAACAACGTCCCTTACGCCAAAGTCGTTGTTATCGTAGAAGCGAGAAAGCAAACCAATTGCGGCAATAGCTCCAGAAATTGCAATAAGCATTGGATTAGCGTTGAAGGCCATTGAAAGAACTTTGATCGCCGCCGCCGCCACGACCGCAGACCTGACCATCTTGTTTCTCATCATCTCGGCAATTGCGTTTACGCCGTCCCCGAATATGGCAAGAATGTTTCCTGCTTCACCGAATGTGGAAGAGAAGCCTACAAATTTGCTAATAAGTTCGGTGACACCTTGTACAAATTTAGAAATAATTGTTGATATATCGTTTAGCGATGAGCCAAGCGCAGGAAGAACCTCAGCAAAGCTCGCCGCAAAGTCTGCGGACATTTTTCTTGCAGCTCTTGACTGGAAGAACAAGCCAACGTCGTACATGACGTCGCGGATGCCCTCGTATATTGGCTTTGTGATGAGGGCGACCATGTATTGGCTTGTGTCCTGAAGTGTCGACAGCGCACCCTTGAAGGTCTTAGACAGCTTCTCCATTCCGCCTCGGAACTGTGCGGCCATTTCGGCAAGAATTGCGCGGGCGGCAGCACCGCCCTCAATTTTTCCTCTCTTAGAGAGGGTTCGCATTGCCTGAACTGGTCCCTGGCTAAGAATCAGGTTTACTGTCTCCTGAACAATAGACCGCGCACCGGCAAGGGCCTTAATTTCTACCCCGCTTCTCTTAATTCCTTCGACGCCATATTTAGTTGCAAACTTTGTTACCCTGTTTGCTGCAGTGTTAAGGAGGTTGAGCATTCTTGCTCCGTCGTCGCCGCGCAGAGACCCCTTATCAATCACCTGCCCAAGGTACTTAACCGACGCCTCGCCAGTCTTAACCATGTCCTTGATAACTGCCTTGGAGAGGAGCTCGTAACCAGCGATACCGGCGTTGGCCAGCTGCATCATGTCGTTTTGGTAGACGCGTCCTGATTGCTTCATCTGACCGAGTGCGTATGTAATTCGGTTTAGCTTGTCGTCTTCACCTCCGAGCGCTGCTACTGCGTCTCCGATTGCTTGCAGATTCGGCATGATTTCTTCTGTTTCGAAACCGAACGCGCGCATTCTTCGGGCTGATTCAACAAGCTCAGGGAATCTAAACGGCGTAATGTTGGCAAACTGTTGAATTGACGATACAAGTACGTTTGCCTGATCTTCTGCCTTTCCAATGTCAATGGACATTGCGCCCATGGCAACCTGTTCGTTTTCAAACAGCGTCTGGAAGGCAACGGTTGAGTTTTCAAGCTGGGCATTGAATCCAATGATTCCGCCCTGAAGGTGGGCAAGCAGCGCGCCAACTCCTTGGCTGATCTGGCCAACGATCTGCTGGCTAAAACCGAACTTGATCTGGTCTAGGAACCTACCGAGTATTCCTTCTGTCTTTTGTGTAAATCTGTTTATATTTTGCTCTTGCTCTCTTAGGTCTTGAGAGCCGGGCAGAGAGTATCCAATCAGCCTTTGTGTGCCACCACCGCCACCAGCACCGCCACCCCCACCGCCCTTGCCGCCAACTGCCGCAACTGCCCCAGCCCTCCCAGCCTGGTTTGTAATTGCTGCAGCAAGGCCCTTAGCAGAAATCTTTCCGCCAGAAACTGCCTTAAGCTCCGCCATCATTTCTGAAATGCCGCGGACAGATGCCTTTATGTCATTGAGCTTCTTTTGCGAAACTGGGGCGATAGACTGAAGCGCACCAAACATGTCCGCAACGCCACGAGCAGAGTTTCTGATGTTTTCAATATTCTTTCCACCGATTGGTGGAATTGGTCCCTGGTCTCCAGACGGAGAAACTGCAGTGCGTCGCCTTCCGCCACCCCTCCCTCCTCCACCGCCACCAGCTGCAGGGGCAACTGTAACGACAGCAGCCTGTTCTACTTTTGTTGCTGCTGCTCTCGTTCTCCCAGTGCCCTTAGCAGCTTTCGCAACGGCATCCGATGCTGCTTCGGCAATGGTTTCAGCTGCTTTTTCAACCTTTGGCTTTGTTGCCGCCGCAGCTTTTGACTCTCTTGCAACCGCCCTTTCCCCCCTTGCGCGTTCGTCTGGCCTAACGCCCTTTGCAAGGTCTGCAGCCGCTTTCGCAAGAGCTTGAACTGCTGCCTCAAGATTGGCAGACGCTGCAGAACCGGTTGTGGCTTGGCCAATATGGGGAGCAACGACTTTTTGCAACATTGCTGCCTCAGCAGTTCCAAGCAACCCATATTTTGCCCCTTCACCGGAAAGCAGAACTGCAAGTCTTTCTATTTTTCCGTAAGCGCCCCTAGCACGGAATTTTGTACCACCAATTTTTGGAACTCGATCGTAAATTGTTGCGTATTTTGCAAATTTTGATACTGTAATAGATTCATATTTTTTTGTTGCTTTTTCTGCAATAGACTTAAGCCGCCTGCCCTCAGCAGTCCCTTCAAACATATTATTCTGCGTTAGTCGTATAGTGCCTTCTCGTTTTTCTAGATTTCGTACATGCCTGTCTTTTAGATCTTTATTTCTTTCCAAAGCATACAATTCATTATTTAATTGCTTAATTTTGTTTCTATCTTGCTTTTTTTGCGGATCTAGCTTAGCAATCCTCTCTCGTATCGGCCCTGATTTTGCTTTCCACTCCTTATGGGCATCTTGAGCCGCTAGTCGTGCTTGTCCAATTTGAGGTGAAAGAGCATCTAGTTCTTTTCCAAGAGCTTTATATTTTGGATCGTTTTCCCAGAATGTTTTCTTCGCGCTCCAGAATTTCTCGCGGGCTTCATCCCGATCAATAAGTGCCTTAGATTTTGCTTCGGCAAATTTTTGCACTGCCCGGCTTTCATCTTTAAATCCATCACTTTCAAGCCATTTTCCAGGAAGATTACGCTTAGCCACTGATGGGTCACCAAAGCTGTTCATAAACTCTGGATTTTGCGCAAGCCAACCTAGGGCATCTTGATCGTATCCACGGGTCGCAAGAATTCCCTTGTAAGAGGCTTTTTCAATTTGTTTTCTGTTTCCCTCTACAAATGTTCCAGCCGGGCCTCCAAGCGATCTATAAAGAAGCTCATATGATCCAATAGTGTCGTTGTATATTCTTCCTGCTCTAAGTGCAGCTTGATAGTTTTCAAAGGTTGGCCTTCCGTTTACAGCCAAAACTGCATTATGGTAATTGTCCCAGATTGTATTTGCGTTTTTGAATACAAGATCTTTTTCTGCTTTTAAAGCACTAGAGATCACTAGTGCCCTTGCGCCTGGTGTTGCTTTTATGCCCTGCGCCCTGTTTATTGTTGCTTCGCCAGATAAAAGAACGTCTGCGTGTGTAATGCCTGCAGGATTTCTCTTTAGTGCGCTATAAAATTTTCTTGTTTGCTTTTTATATGCGTCAACCCTGCCTATCATCTTTGCTTTTATCCTGGACGCAATCTCCTCATCGGAAAGTATTGACATTGGCCTTCTGTACTGTATTGAACCTGCCTTCAATACTTTTGAGCTTCTTTCCAGAACTGAGGCAAGACCCCTTGCCTCTGAATCGCCAGTAAGAGCGCGCACGGCAAGCTGGCGCTCTTTGTCTGATCCAGTTAGCTTTCTTACAGCGCCCTTAGCGTCGTTGACGCTAGAAACAAATTTTATAAGCTCCTGACCGCTTGCGCCAAGAGTCATTCCAACGGCAAGCAAAACCTGATTCTTTGCTGGTTTTGGAAGAGATGTCCAGGCGGGGGACTTAAATACTTTTTGTAGCTCTTTGAAGTATCCTATTCTTTCCTGAAGGTTTTCGTATGTTCCTGCTTTTATCAGCGTTTTATGGCCAACAGCGCCCTGTTTTTGTGCATCTTTGTATGAAGACTCAACGTCATCTCTAAACTGTTTAAATGCATCAAGAACATTTTGAGGGGCTTCGCCTTTATGAGTATTTCTACCCATCAAGCTCTCAAGTGGTCCGTGTATCTTCTTGGCAAGATTTTCTATTTTTGCGGATTTTGCTGCTTTCTTTGCCTCTCGAATCCCGGCTGCTTTTTCATGCCTTGCGAGTCTCTCTCTTTTTGCCGCTGCTCCCTTTGGGGCATTTACAAACGCAGAAAGAATTGCACCAACAAGACCATCTTTTGCATTCAGTGCAAGTTCAGAGGCAAATTTTTCTATTGCTTTTTCGCTTTCTCCAACATGTATTGGAGCCCTGGCAGAAACAAACATTTTAGAACTAGAAAGCTTACCAGCAGATGATCTTCCCTTTACTTTTGCCCTTTTGATTTGCCCGGCCCTTGACCTGGCAAGCGCCGTTGCAATGGCCTTTGACGCAGAGGCCTTTGGGTCTTTTCTAAGAATTTCTTCCGTTTCTCTTAATAGAACTGGAAGGTCTTTTTGAATAAGACTTTTAATTTCTCCTGGAATTTTTGACGCATTTGGACCTGAAAATATTTTTCTTATGTTTGTTGGTCTTCCATTGGCATCAAACCTTATACCCTCTGATGATGCCCCTGCGATCAAAGAAATAACCTGAGCTGCAGCCTCAAGCCCAGCAAATCCTCTTTGTGATATTAGTCTTTCTAGCGACCTGTTAAGACCTCTTGATATAAATTCTGTTTTCCCAAGGGGTCCCCTACCAAATGCCCCAAGAAAAGCGTTTCTTTGAGCTGCATTTCCCCTGATTTTCATTGCGCCCATTGCTTCGGACAAAAGTCGATCTATCGTTTTCTGTGGATTTAGTTTTATTTTTCCACGAACAGTTTTGTGTTTTCCTTTCAAAAGGTCATTTGCAACAGTTGCCGCAATGGCTTCCGCTGATGATTTTCTTCTTCCAGCCGCAGCTGCTGATGCCCTCTTTCTGACAAGAGCTTCTTCCAGGGCAAACCGCACGTCAGCGATTGCACTCCTTGATCCAGGAATAGTTCCATCAATTATTCTCGCTTTGTCCAATGCCAAAAGGAGACGCCTCATTCTTGGCGATCCTGGTGTTATATATCGATCAATCCTTTTCCCAGTTAGCAAGTCATGGGCAATTCTTTCTTGAATTGCTCTTGGCAATATTGAAAACACCGAATCAAATTCTGCTAGTCCCTTTGGCGCATTCCCAAATGAAGATTCACCGGACTCTGGATCTTTCCAAGGTGAAGAAAAGATGCGTCTTTCTTCTATAAGATCGCGAAGCGATTTGTAGTATGAGGCGTACTCATCTGATTCGTCTGAAATTTTTGCTATTTCAGACCAATTTTCTAGGAGATCATTAAATTCTTTGTCCCCGGTAACTGTTTTGGCCATTTACTCTTTCTCCTTGGCCCGCTCTCGCATTTTTGAAATGCGATCACGTACAAGCTTCTGCTTGGCTTCTGGAGAACCAAACTGCATAACCAGGGCGTCAATAGACGATTCCTTGTCGGGAGCGCTGAGGATTCTCTTTCCGCCAGCTGCCCTGTCGTCGGACTTGGACTTGAACTTCTTGTCTCGCTCTTCCATGTATCGGCTGAACGAGGCGATTTGGGGAAGGGTCATACGCATGAAGTCACTCGGCGTGTAGCCAAATGCATCAGCGTACGATCCCATAATTACACCCCAGTCAATATCAGACCAGCCTACGCCCGACTTGGAGCTTTTCCCACTTGCTCACCATCGGTGGCTTCCTCTGGGAGAAGTCCGCTGTCGCGAAGGACCTTGGTCACTGTTTCCTGCATGCTCTTGATGTCAAATCGCTCGCCCACTTCGCGCTCGTCCACTTCTGGCTCGTTCTTGCGAATCGCAAGCCAGAGCACGTAGCGAAGAACGGTGAACTTGTTAAAGTCGACCTGATCAATGGCGCCATACCGCTCTTCGAGGTCCGCCAGATCATTAAGGCTTAGTGCCTTCTTTGGGCTAATTTCCACTAGGTTTGCCATTTTCCTCTCCTGTCTTTGTCCAGTCACGGCAAGTCGCCGTGTGGACATCATAGCGCAACCAGCGCCATGTTTATTTATAAAACAAAGAACCCCCAAGGGCAAGCCTTGGGGGTTCTGTCGGGCAAAGCCCGGAGCTTAATTAGCTCTCGATTTCGACGCGAATGATCTGATCCGTCGTGCTGAGAGTCGTGTCGACAATGGCATTGAAATCAATGTCCATCGTCGAGATGGCTTCACGCATGAACGGGAAGTTCAGAGCGGTCGAGAATGCCTTGAAGAGGTGAACGATCACCTTCTTGTCGGGGTCATCCGTTCGGGCATGCACGAACTTGACATACATAGCCGATGGCTTGTCGTCGTATTCCGTCGTGAAGACGTTGTGCGTACCGGTAATTCCGTTCGTGCCGGTTGAGAGCGTCGTCTTGGCCGCAGTAAAGAAGCGGGCAAGGTTCTCGAAGTTAATCTCAACTGAACGAGCCGAAGCCGTGACGTTGCCGCCGTAGTAACCGCGGGCGATCACGAAGTTTGACTGGCCGCGGAACTCTGCTTCCTGGAACTCGACACGGAACTCAACGTCGCCACCGACTTCGCCGATGGTGTAGAGCGTCGTGTAAGTTGCAGGGAGATCAGCGGGATTGGCCCCAGCGACCCAAGGCGCAACCGAAAGTGTGCCTGATCCTAGTGTCAGCATGCTGTTTTACTCCTCATATAACTATCATGTTGTACCGAAGGCGCCTTCGATACTCCAATGTCGCTTCATCATACTCATCTCGCTCAGCGACTTTTTTGACGAGATGGACCTTAATCCCCGATCCGGCAAAGCTCTTGATGTTGAGCAGGGTATCGATTCGGTTAGAAATATTTCCAAGCTCAGTTGCTCCGGCGGTCGAAACCACCATCACCTCTACGCTCGGCTTGTTAATCCTAAAGCCGACTTCGGTTTCCCCGCCCTCAACCGAGATCTTCACGGCTGGCAAGGCAGTTCGAACTGTTGCGGTGATCGGGTATATCTTCTTATCGCCGCCTGTTCCGCCCAGCAAAGACTGCAAAGTTTCGTCGTTGCCAAGCTTGCTAAACAGCGTTTCATAGATTCCGTTCACAAAGAAGATAGTACGCTATCTGACACTTTTCTCAAGTATGACTGCTTCTACGGCAGTTCAGGCACCCCTTGGTGGTCTTCTTCGTCCCACCCCATGGTGATTGATTTCGGATGTAGCGGAAGCGGGCTAAACGGTCGCAATGGGCAATCGCTAATCCTGCAGAATCTGTCCCCGAGCGCGCATCCTCCGCACATCTTGTCGATGACCTTTTGTCTTGCGTGCATTCCCGCCGCAATAGACCCGTCCTTTGGGGCAACGGTGCTGCTCATGTAGTCAGCGCCGTCTTCAATCTCTATTCCAGCGGCCTTGATTGCTTTTACGGGGATTTTCCTTGTCCCTGCAGCCCAGTGGGCAATCGAAGACTCGCTGTATCCAATGATCTTCGACCACTTCTTGGCAAACTCCGTTAACGTTAAACCTTCCGACTCCCTCTCGAGCTTCATCTGAAAATCGAGAATCGGTCCACCTGGTGCAAGAAACTTCCAAAACTGGGAATCCTTCATATGTGCTCCTTTCTGGAGCGATTCTACGAGGTTCCTCTTGTGGTTGTCAAATTTACGACCGGGTCCATCCTGCCGCCGTAATATTTGCAAGTCCTACATTCCCTGTCACCATTCTTGCGCCAGTAGGTATTTTCCCATGAGTATTCATGGCCATGCTTGCAGTGGGTGTTTCTAAGCTTCCCAGCGTCGCCACGACGCGTGTTCATTCTTGGGGTCACAACCTCAAGGTGCTCAAGGTTGACGCACTTTCTATTTCGGCAAAGGTGGTCGATCTGAAGGCCGCTTGGCACTCCGCCGTTCTTGTGCTCGTAGTGCCATTTGTGGGCATTGATCTTGCGGCCCTTGTCGTCCTTGAAGGCTCCGTATCCGGAGGGATCAAGCGCGCCAGTCCACTCTAGGCAGCCTGAATCAACCTTGTTCACATACCTCATGAATCTTACATAAGGATCTGTCTTAGGTCTTCCGCGCTTTACTTCTTTCTCTTCCATGATGACATCATATCACCACAGTCAAGTATTTTTGTTCTACAACGAGAACTATCCCCTAAGTCGGAGCGGCATCGTGACCAGCCAGATCAGCGTTAGCCAACCAAGAACACTGCCAACGAAGTTTCTTGTCTCGCCATCCGGAAGGACAATCCAACCAATGAGAAGGCCAAAGATTGTCCAGGACTGGCTTACAAGATCATTTGCAACCGCAATAAGATTATCCTTGTTCAAGAAGCTAAAGATATTACGCATTATTGATTCTCCCCCGTGGGCCTCTAGTAGCGGAAGACGCAGCGGCCACGGCTGACTGCGCTACCTGGGTGATGACCACCGCAGCAACAATTGTCGGAGCAGCCTCTTTTCGCTCCGATTCACTAATATCTTTTCCTAGGTTTGCGACTGGCGCAAGCGCTGCTCCAACTGCCTCCCCAACTGCTTCCGCAGCAGCTCCAACTGCCTCGCTAACGGCTTCTGCAGCAGCTCCAACAGCTTCGCCAACAGCCTCTGCGGCCTCACCAACTGCGCCAGCTACATCTGGCAGAGCGGGCTGTGTTGGCTCAGGAGAAGGAACAGGAGAGGGATCAGGAGAAGGGGCCACTGATGGCGAAGGGGCGGACGACGGCTCGGTCGACGGTTCGGGTGAGGAAGTCGGCTCTGGGGTTGGCTCATTTGTTGCCTCCGGGCTTGGAGTCGGCACAATGGTCGGCTCTGGTGTTGGGGTTGATACTGGGTACGGTGGCGGCTCGGTCGGATCTGGGCTTGGCGTTGGAAGAGGAGTTGGGGATGGCTCTACAGAAGGCTCTGGCGTGGGCGTAGGAGCCACGGTAGGGCTCGGAGTTGGTGGCTCTGGGGTGGGAGAAGGGGTTGGCTCCGGAGTTGGCTCTGGGGTCGGTTCTGGGGTTGGCGTAGGTGTCGGCTCTGGCGTGGGCTCAGGCGTTGGCTCTGTGGTCGGAGTAGGGGTTGGCTCTGGGGTTGGCGACGGTGTTGGCTCTGGGGCAGGAGGTCCAACAACCCAAGAAGTGTTAGTGATTGTTAATGTTCCAGAACCACAGCAGGAATCAAGTGAGAGGACGCGAAACCCAAAGGCGCCGCCAGCGGTTACATACACCTCAATTGTTCCGCTTGCAGATCGTGTGTTATTTGCAAGATCGGTCCAGAGATCGGAAAGCAAAACCTGCGGTCGATCAAAGTACGCGTTATCAGTCGTTATAAAGGACCATGAGAAAGATACAGTCTCGCCAAGAGATGAGTTTGTTGTGATTCCAGTTACGGTGTTCGCCCACGGCTGTCCCGGCAGCACGTTGTTGCTGCCATCAATGACAATTGTTCCCTCGGTAAGAGTTATGACTCCGTTTGCGTCGACCTGTTGATCCCACTGATCGGTATCGTCAAGGGCGTACACGGGCGAGGTTAAATAGCCAAAGGTTAGGGCGCTTACAATCAGCCAGATGATTGCAGCAGCTACAAACTGCTTCTGGGTCATTTTCCCTGCCCGGAAAGCCAGGCCATAACCCCACTGATACCAGTGAGCCCAAGAATTCCAATAACAAACTTTGCAAGGCGGAATGCGCCGCGTGTTTCGGCCATCTCTACGCGCATAGCGGAAAGTTCTTCTTCAATCTTGTCAAGGCGGTCAATAATTTGCTGAACGTTGTTCGCAGTCACATCGGCACCTCATACTGTGGGGATGCATTGATCTTCGCACTATATTATGTGCTCACTGCAAGCGCAAGTAATTTACCCTCTACGCGCCCAGCCTTCGCCCTTGTAAAAAACATTTGCAGAAGAAAAAACCATGCTCATTTCTTTCCCGCACGGTTTATGTATCTTCTTACTATCATCTGACATCGGGTGTATAAGCTCAACCTTCTTGTTGCACTTATCGCAGAAATATTCGTATACTGGCATATTAATACCCCCCGAATAATTGAGACTATTTTCCTAGATTGGCATATTGCCCAGGAAAATCAAATGCGGTTTTACCTGTCTTAAAGCTTACACCACTATACTTTGAAAAGGCAGAGATCTTGGCTTGGTTTTCTGGATTATTGAGATAAGACTCAAAAGATGAGGTTATGGCGGCCCTCCAGGCAACTGCAGCTTTTTCTATTTGATCAGAATCTAACTCTGGCCATTTTTCTGGATTTCTTAGTGTCTCCTCATCCTCCTCCCCCGATAAGGTGTAACCGGCATGAAACGCGGAGGACATTATGAGATTTCCCAACCCAGACCGAAACCCTCGCCCAGTGTTTGTCTCATCAATCTGATAATAGTGATAA